AGGTGCGCGCCGTCCAGGTGATGCCGTCCGGGCTGGTGAGGATGACGCCCGAGTTGCCCGCCACGCAGAACTGGCTGCCGCCCCAGGCGATGGCGTTTAGGGTACTGGTCAGGCCCGAGGTGCGCGCCGTCCAGGTGATGCCGTCCGGGCTGGTGAGGATGACGCCCGAGTTGCCAACCGCGCAGAACTGGCTGCCGCCCCAGGCGATGGCGTTTAGGGTACTGGTCGTGCCCGAGGTGCGCGCCGTCCAGGTGATGCCGTCCGGGCTGGTGATGATGGTGCCTGTGCTGCCCACCGCGCAGAACTGGCTGCCGCCCCAGGCGATGGCGTATAGGGTACTGGTCGTGCCCGAGGTGCGCGCCGTCCAGGTGATGCCGTCCGGGCTGGTGAGGATGGCGCCTGTGCTGACCACCGCGCAGAACTGGCTGCCGTCCCAGGCGATGGCGTTTAGGGTATTTATCGTGCCCGAGGTGCGCGCCGTCCAGGTGATGCCGTCCGGGCTGGTGAGGATGGCGCCTGAGCTGCCCACCACGCAGAACTGGCTGCCGTCCCAGGCGATGGCGTATAGGGTACTGGTCGTTCCCGTATTCCTGGGTTCCCAGTAATTGTAATAGGCAATTACGGGGGCATCGACCAGGTCAGGGTACAAAGTCAGGCTCAGATGGCGCCCATCGCTGGGCTGGTAGTCGGCCTCCACGGTGCCCGTGGGCAGCACCACGATGTCGCCGGCCCGGCCGGGCCCCAGGCCCACCTCGGTGTCTTTCAGGGCGCCCTGGTAGGCATTGGCCGCCGTGCCCACCGCCAGCCGATTTTCGTCGGTGATCAGGTAGGGCTCGCCGGCCTTGAGGGCGCTGGCGGCGGCCGCCGCGTCTATCTGGGCGCGGGTGCCGCGCTTGATTTGGATGGAGGCCATGGTTCAGTCGTAGGTCGGCAATCCCTTGCCGACTTTCATGTTTGGTGTACGAACGGCGGCATGGGCATGCCGCCCTACGGGCTTGGCGTACATCAGAACGTACCGCAATCCACGTCGCCCACGGCCAGGGTGACGAAGGCGTTGCCGGCGTCCTTGGTCCAGGTCATGCTGGCATTCATGCGCAGCACGCCGTTGGTGCCGTCGGTGCCCCACAGATAACCCGACGTGCCGCCGCTGATCACCGCCACCTTCTCGTCGCTGGCGCCGGCGGGGATGTTGAGCGCGGTCTTGAAGGCGTCGAAGGTGATCTTCTTTTCCTTCTGGGCCGCCGCCTCGCTGGCGTCGTGCACCAGGATCAGGTCGGCGGCGCCGTCCACCGCCGGCATGCTGGCCAGATCGTCCACGGCCGGCACCACCGGAATCCTGGTGCTGGCGGCGGTGGCCAGATGCAGGGTGCCCCGGTCGGTGGTAACCAGGGGCTCGCCGGCGAGCATGCCGGAGGTGGGCAGGTTGGCCTTGAGGCCGCGTTTCAGTTGGATGCGGGGCATGGCGTGGATCTCCTATATGCCGGGGTCAGGTGAAGGTGCCGCCGTCGATGATTTCCAGCTCCAGGTTGGCGCGCGCGGCGGCGCGCGCTTCCGGGGTGCTGAACTCGGCCAGGCGCAGCACGGTTTGCAGGTAGTCGCCCGGATCGCCGCTGCCGGGGGTGCCGGGTGGTCCGGGCGGGCCGGGCATGCCCACCTCGACGGTAACGATCTCGGGCTGGAGGATCACGTCAGGCATGGGTCACGTCCTTGACGATCACCAGCGTGCCCTGCTCGACGGTGCGCACCACGCCGGTGGCGTCGGTAATCTGCATGTCGTAAGGGTAGCGGCCGGGGTCGAGCCACATCACCGCCGCCTCCATGCTCAGGTCCACCCGCCCGGCGGCCGGGGTGAGGGTGAGGCGGCCGTTGGCCAGGGTGGCCTCCAGCACCAGGGCCTCGGCCGCATCGCGCAGGTGCAGCCAGGGCACGGCGCCGGTCAGGTCGATGGGCGCGCCAAGGCTGTCCTTGATGACCCAGGCGCGGCGCCAGGTGTCGCCGCGAATGTGGCGGACGGCCATGGGCTAGGCCTCGCAATAGTAGGTCGGCAATCCCTTGCCGACATCCGTGTTCGACGCACGCACGGCGGCATGGGTATGCCGCCCTACGGCGGGACGGGGCGCGGCGGTCACAGCAGCTCGATGTTGCCGAACTGGCCCAGGATCGGGTCGGCCGCGAGCACGTCGGCCAGCAGCAACTTACCCTCCAGCGTCAGCACGGCGGCCTCGTCGCCCAAGAAGCCGAACTCGCTGGTGGGGCTGAAGCTGATCTTGGGCAGCAGCACGCGCACCTTGCGCTGGTCGATGGTCGAGAAGCCGTCGAACATCAGCCCCTTGAGCACGCCGGTGGTGGAAAACGGCTTGATGTTCTTGCGCGTGGCGTGGGTGTAATCCACCTTCAGCGGCTGCACGAAGCTCGCCAGGTTCAGAATCTTGAGGCGGCCGTAGTTGGCGTCATCGATGCTGTAGTGGGTGTTAAGCACCAGAGTGGCTGGCGTGCCGGCGCTGTCCTTCACCACCACCGCGCTGATGCCGGCGTGCTTGGTGTGATAGTAGTCGCCCACGGCCACCGTGGGCATGGTCTCGCCGGTGACCGCCGCGCCGGTGATCTCGTCCGCCGTGCCGTACAGGGCCAGGGCGAGCATGCCCTCGTCGAACTGGTGCATCTCCAGGCTGGCGGTGGCGCTCTTGCTGGTCTCGTACTCGGCCAGGGTGAGACGGGAGCCGGAGCAGGACTCCTTCAGCTCGGCGGTCTCGCGGGCCATGGCGATCTTGAGGACGCGGTTGCCGCAGCCGACGGCGCGCTGGTTTTTCAGGCGGCCGGTGGTGGCATCGTAATCGCCGATGTACAGGGGGCCCTGGCCGGCATAGATCATCTGGGTCATGGTGGAGGTCTCCGATCAATAAGTGGGGCAGGGGGCGACCTGGTCGGGCAGGTGCGCCTCCCAGGCCAGGGGGTAGTATCCGAAGCCGGCGTCGAATCCGGGCCGGGGCGGGGTGACGGGGCGCAGCGGTTTGACGCGGCGGCCGTCGATCTCGGCCTGCCAGCCGTTGAGCGCGGCGAATAGGGCGTCGAGGATGGGGGCGGCGTTGCCGCGCGTATCGAAGCCGGTGATCTGGCTGCGCGCGTTGCGCACCGCCACCACGGTCAACCAGCGCTCGGTGACGGTGGTCAGGCCGTTGGCCTCGGCCAGGCGCCAGCCGTCGAAGATCACCTGCACCGCCGGGGCGTGCTGCGCCTGGGCGGATACACCGGCCAGGTCGGCGGCGGTGAGCACCTTGAGGCCAGGTGTCTTGATGGTGGCCTCGATGCGGGCCACCAGCATGGGTTCGAAGGCGAGAAACATCTTAGTAACCGTCCAGCACGCCGGCGTCGAACACCCGCGCGCCGGCCACATGGGCCGGGCCGCCCGGATCGGGGGCGTCGGCCAGGTCCTGGGCCAGGCGCACGCGGCCGTCGGCCAGCCGGTTGAGATAGCCGATGGCGTCGTCATATCGCCGCCGAACCTCCTCGCTGGCCGCGTCGCGCCACAGCCTATAGCGCACGATGTCGCCGGCCAGCAGGGCCAGGTTTGAGGGCACCGCCTCCAGGGGCAGGCGGTAGCGGCCAGCCAGGTACCCGTCGATGACCGCGTCGGCATCGGCGATCGCACGGGCGATGACCGCCTCGTCGTAGGCGCCCACGCCCAGCGTGTCGGTCAGCTGCACAAGCTCCGTCTCGCCGTAGCGATCGATCAGGCCGCCGATATCGACGTAGGGCATGGCGTCAGCCAACGGGCTCGATCAGGTGCGCCAGGCTGGCGGCCTGGTGGGCGGTCAGGTCGATGCGCTCGCCCTCCCGGAACTCGACGCCATCGTGCCGGATGGCACCGGCACCGGCACGAACGATATAAGCCGCCAGGTCGGCGGCGGCGGGTTGATTAGGCTTAACGGGCGGCTTGGCCATGTCCATATCCTTTGCATGCTGCCCGGCGCGCCGGGCGGGTGAGCGGGTGTTTACGCCACGGCGGCGGAGATCAGGTAGCCGGCGTTGATGCTGGCGGCGACCGGCTGCAAGGCGTCGGTGACCGGATAGATCCAGCTCTTGGCGTTGCGGTCCTGGTAGGCCGATTCGACGATGGGGTAGTTGCGCAGGCGGTAGGTGTAGCCGTAGCTGGGCAGGCCGGCGTCCATCAGGCTGCCCATCTCGGTGTAGGCCACCACCACGTACTTGCCCCACACGTCCACCAGGGCGCCGCTGGCGTCCTCGTAGATCGCGTCGCCCACCACCACGCGCCGCACGTCCCACAGGGTGGCCAGCATGTCCAGGGTGACGGAATCGCGGCCGGTGTACTTGATGCGGTCGATGATGCCGGGGTGGACCTTGAGGGCGGACCACACCTTGGGCCCCAGCACCACGGTGTTGGCGCGCTTGCCGACGGCGGCGCGCACCGCCTCGACGGCGGTCTGGATGTCCTTGGACGGATTACTGGTGCCGCTGTAGTCGCTCCACTGGCTGGTGCCCGACAGGGTGACCTTGTTGGCGGCCTGGTAGCTGGCGGCGTTGGTGGCGATGGCGGCGGCCATCACCTCGTTGCCCAGCTGGATGATGTTCTGGGTCTTCAGCACCGCCATGCGGCCCAGATCGATGCCGGGCACGGCATTGGCATCCTGCATCTGCTCGAATGGCACCTGGCCTTCCAGGCTGTAGTCCTGGAGGGCGAAGCTGGCGCCGCTGTAGCCGAATTGAACGCGCTTGGTGGCGGCGCCTGGAGCGCGGGCGCTGCTGTAGAGGCGGAAGTCCTCGCGGCCGAAGGTGATGATCTTGCCGCCGCGCTGATCCACCGGAACGACCGGGAACAGGGTGGGGAAGATCAGTTCGTTGTTCTGGTAGCCCTGGGCCACGCTGGTGAGGATCGGATCGATCACGCGGGCCTGGGCGGCGGTCATCTGGGTCATGGCGAGGTCTCCTGGGTTAGGCCACGTTGGGCATCAACAGCACTTCGATCATTTGGCCGGCGGCGGTGGCCGCCTCCATGGCCAGGCCGATCTTGGCGCCGGAGGTCCAGGTCACGGCGCGGCCCGAGGCGTCCGCGCCGACAGTGGCGTTGGCCGCGATCGCGGCGCCGGCCTCGACGATAGCGGTGCCCAGCACATCGACCGGGATCTTTTCGCCGGACACGCCGGCGGAACGGGCCACGCCCAGGGCGTTGGCGCCCGCGCCGGCCTGGGCGCCGGCCGGGGTGACGAAGCGATTGACGGCGACCGTGCCGGCAAGGGTGACGGTCAGGGCCAGGACGGAAATTTGCTGGTAGCTCATGGGGGCTCCTTAAGCCAGGGTGGCGGCCGCTTTGACGGCGGCCAGATAATCGGTGTCGGGATGCGCGGCCTGCCAGGCCAGCGCGCGGCGGTGCAGGTCCAGGGCGGCGGGGTCCACGGCGTAGCGCTCGGGCGCGGCGAAGGCCACGGCGGCGGGCGCCTCGCCCGGCGCGGCGCGCTCGGCGAAGTCCACCACCACGGGGGCGGCGGCGATGGCCGCCTTGAGCGCCTCGGGCAGCGGCCGGGCGGCGTCGCCCTCACCATAGGCGGGCACCTCGGCCAGACCGGCCAGGGCGTCCAGGGCGGAGACGACGATCGGGCTCATGGCCGGCGTCAGGCGGCCGGCCTTGACCTGGGTCTCGGCAAAGGCGGCGTGTTCGGCGTGCAGCGCCAGGCGCGCGGCCTCGGCGGCCTGGGCCTTGAGGGTGGCGAGTTCGGCGGCCTGGGCCGCGTTGGTGGCCTCCAGTTCGGCCAGCCGGGCTTTTTCGGTGTCGCTCATGGAGTCTCCTTCGGTGGGGGGGGCGGCATACAGCGGCGCGGGCGCGCTGGCATCGACGGCGACTTCATTGCGCGCCGCCTCCTCCAGTGAACCCACGGAAAAATCGGGGATGATTTTGTCGGCCTCGTCCAGGCCGAACTTGGCGATGAACCACTCGCGCAGGCGACGCCACAGGCCGGCGTTG